ATGGAACTCTATCTCGACACAGCCGACTGCGCGGCCGTTCAGCGCCTGGCCCGTATCCTGCCGTTGGCGGGCGTCACCACCAACCCCAGCATTCTTGCCCGCAGTGGCTTGTCGCCCGCGCAGGCGCTACCGCGCCTGTACGATGCGCTGGGGGGCCACGGCCGTCTGTTTGCCCAGGTGATGGCGAACGATGCGCATGGCATGGTGAGCGAGGCGCGTGCGCTGCGCGCCATCGTGGACAATCTGGTGGTGAAGGTGCCGGTGACGTCGGAAGGGTTAGCGGCAATTAAATTGTTGAAACAGGAAGGGATACCTACGCTTGGCACCGCGGTATACGGCGCCGGACAAGGACTGCTGGCGGCGCTGGCCGGCGCCGACTATATCGCGCCCTACGTTAACCGCCTGGATGCGCAGGGGGGCGATGGGATTAAGACCGTAGAGGCGCTGCAGCGCCTGCTGACCCTGCATGCGCCGCAGGCCTCGGTGCTGGCCGCCAGCTTTAAGAATGCCCGTCAGGCGCTGGACTGCCTATTGGCGGGCTGCGGCGCGATTACGCTACCGATAGAGGTCGCCGAGCAGTTTATCAGCGCCCCTGCCGTCACGGCCGCGGTTGCCCAGTTTGAGCAGGATTGGCAGGATGCCTTTGGCCGTCGTACGCTGTAATCATCCCTTTCCGCGCGTATTCTCACCCGGCGGCGCCGCGCCGCCGGCGTCTCGTTCTTTCGAATCGTTATTTTCCTTTCCCACCGCGTAGATAATAGGGGCTATGCCGTTATACGCATCGCTTGCGCGCGTGGCGGGAGGCGGGGGCGAAAAGGGGACTGCGCGGTTTACCAACAAAAAAGTCACCCCGTTGATGATGGCTTAATTGATTGAATCTAAAGCTAAAATTTGGTGGCCCCTGTTGGGTTTGAACCAACGACCAAGCGATTATGAGAACCGTGATAGATAACGTAAAAACAGTAACTTATATTAAAAACAAAAGGTTATCAAAAAAATATAAGGAAATATTGGTAAATATTCCTATGTTTCTGCGACACTTTTGCGACATTTTAACGGGTTTAGCCTTGCGGCTTCTTCAAGGTGGTTTGGTGCAAAGTGCGCATATCGCATGGTCATTTTTATGTCGGTATGTCCGAGGATTTTTTGTAGTACGAGTATATTGCCTCCATTCATCATGAAGTGACTCGCAAACGTATGTCGAAGAACGTGGGTCAACTGGCCTGCAGGAAGGTCTATCCCAGCCCGCTCAAGAGCATTCCTGAAAGCGTAGTAACATGGCGTAAATAGAGCGCCATTTTTTTTTGGCAGTTCACCAATCAGCTTTAAATCTAATGGGATGGTACGGTTGCGCTTACCTTTGGTTTTTATAAAAGTTACTTTCCCTGCTGAAATCTGGGATCGTCTAAGGTTTTCAGCCTCGCTCCATCTAGCTCCTGTTGCTAGGCATATCTTAACTATGGTTTCTAGGTCGCTTGCAGAACTATTGCGACACTCGTATAAAAGCTGGTCAATTTGTTCAATAGTAAGATATGCCATCTCACTTTCATCGACCCTGAACTGCCTAACATTTTCTAGAGGGTTGGGGGCTGCCCATTCTCCGAGCCTCTTTAGTTCATTGAATGCGGCTAAAAAATAGGCGTGCTCAAGGTTCATTGTTCGGGGGGAAACAACGGCAACTCTTTGGGTTCTTGCAAACTTTCCATCAAGTCGTTTTGCGCGATACGCGGTAAAGAGTTGGGCGCTGAACTCAGTAGCTAGAGGTGACCCCATACATTCGGCAGCCCACAGCATGGCACTCTTTCTCTTCTCTCCATCACGTAGCGTAATGCCGTGGCGCTCGAACCAAAGATGAACAAGATCGGATAGTGTGCGCGTGTCTTTGCCGTCACCAAGCCACGGGGAATCTTCAATTTTTTGCAACGTGTAGTTTTCAAAGGCCAATGCTTCACCTTTGGTAGAAAATTTTCTACGAACCCTTTTGCCCTGCTTCCCATTGCTGCGGTTAACAGTGTAGAAGTCGGCTACCCACTCGCCGCTACTGAGTTTTCTAACTGTCATCGATTAATTAACCGTTGATAATTGTTAGCACAACGCAACCAATGATATTTATGTCAGCGAGATCGCAATCGAAAGCTGCACCAGGCCCGCTAACTCGAACTTTTTTAACTGGAATTCGGGTAAGGTTTCTAATGCCGGTTTTACCTTCGATCTCAACTAACCACTCACCGTCATAAACTTCGGAAAACTCACGTTCAACCACATAAATGGTTGTTCCATCGATCGCGGCCAACGGGTCCTGTGCAACATTTTTACCAGGAAGAAAAACAGAACGATCTAGCAGCATGACTCCTGCATCGTAGACTTGGCCGTCAACAATTTTGTGTTTCGGAACGCGCAACACATCCAGTTCATCCCCATTGAATTGGGAGCCGGCACCGGTCGTCAACCATTCAAGAGTTGCCCCGGTTTCCGCCATGCATCTAACGACTATGTCAGAAGGGAAGTAGTCTCGACGGTATCGCATTGCGAGGCTGCTGCTGGCTATGCCTAGGTGTTCAGCTAAAGCTACTTTTGTTTTGAAACCATAAGCCTCAATAATCCTGTCTAAAACAGCTGTTCCGCCTGACTCAAAGTTGATTTTTAGGCTCAAGCTAAAATCCCTCTTGATAACTAGACCGAATCAAGTGCAGGATTCGGTTTGTAGCTTTTAGTGAATATTGACTGATATAGACCTGTATTGCCGTACAGGTTAACCACCGGAGTCTGCCTCATGCGACCAAATATTACAATCATCATCCAAGAACCATACCTGCCTTTAGGCGAATACTGCCGCCGCACTGGAACAAAAATCGAGACCGCTAGAAAGATGATTGAATATGGAAAATTACCAATAAAACCAAAAGGAAAGCAGAAAAAAGGCTTGGTCGAAGTAAATATGGCCGCTTTGACTATTCAAGCTCTGAGTGAATGCGATATTTCACTTGCTGTGTAAATCATCATAGCGATTAGAGGGAGTCTAACCATGTTTGATTTTCAGGTTTCCAAACATCCGCACTTTGACGAAGCATGCCGCGCTTTCGCTTTGCGGCATAACCTGGCACAGCTAGCCGCAAAGGTCGGAATGTCAGCGCAGACACTGCGTAACAAGCTGAACCCAGAGCAGCCTCATGCACTCACTTGGATTGAGATCCTAAACCTGACGGATGTGACAGAAGACGCCACGCTCGTTGACGGCTTTTTAGCTCAGCTCCATTGTCTGCCGTGTGTGCCTGTGAATGAGGTGGCGCCGGAGAAGCTGCAAACCTACGTCTTGAGCGCGACAGCAGAGGTCGGGAAAGTGGCTGGCGTGGCGATGACGGGTGCGATCACTCGCTCACACAAACACACTGTCGTTGAAAGTGTTAACGCCGGAATCCGTTGCCTGTCGCTCGCAGCACTGACATTGCATGCGCGATTACAGTCCAATCCGGCAATGAACAGTGTGGTCGATACCGTAACGGGTATGGGCGCCAGCTTTGGCTTGCTGTGAGGTGATGACCATGGAGCCATCGTTAGCGTCATTTCTGAAAAAACAGAGCCCATCAATGCACTACGGGCACGGCTGGATCACTGGTGAGAACGGCAAGCGCTGGCACCCGTGCAGATCACAGGCTGAATTGCTGGCATCACTTTCTGGGGCGAAACAGGGGGAGTCATGGCTTTCACAGAAGCTGCGCGCGCTGTTCCGATAAGCGCAGGAAGCCGGGTTAGTGCGTTGAACCGTATTGCCGCTATCCGCCGCGAGGTTTTCAAGGAGGACTCAACCGCAGAGTTGCATCGCTTCTTTGACGAGATGAGGGATGTTCGGGATCCGCTCCACAAAGAAAACCGCCGGGCATTAGGGGCGATTCTCTACTTAGCAAACATTCCAGCGGCGCGACACGACGTTGATTTTAGTGAGTTGACCACTGCCGAGCAGGCAGCGCTGATCGCAGCGATGAACCAGCTACGGGCAGTTGTGAGCCTATTCCCTCGACGGCTCTCAATGCCGAATTAATTACCAGTAAAAAATCTGGCGTAAACCCGCCGGGCATCGCTTTGCCTGAAAACAGGAGAGACCTAATGAAAAAAGAGTTCGAAATGCCGAGCACGTCAGCAAGAAGCGCATTAACGCGCATGTTGGCTGAGGTTCGTACCGACGAGCGCCGTAACCGTGCAGTCGTGATGGCGGCACGTTTAGAGCGTATTGCCAATCACATTCAGTCTGAGCGCCTGAGTGCGGTCGATGCGGCAGAGCTGCTGCGCGGGGAATGCGAATACTACCAGAACCAAGCGCGGGAGCTGCACTGATGAGTGATGCGATCGATATGGCGCAACGGCGCGCAGAGGAGGAACTGGCGCGCAACTTACAGCGCGTGACGGATCGGGCAGTCCACCCGTCAGCCTCATTTTGTGAAGAGTGTGGCGACCCAATCCCAGAAGCACGCCGTCGGGCGGTGCCAGGGGTGCAATGCTGCATTACATGCCAGGAAATTCTTGAGCTGAAAAGCAAACACTATCAGGGGGTTTGAGATGAGCTTAGTAGATTTAATTACTTGTGAAATAGGTGATTTCTTTGCAGGGGTTGGCAATCCTGGGGCGCCAGAGGCGCCGGAGGATATGCAGTCTGCACTGCAAGGACGTATCCGTAAATTATTAGCTCGGCTGTCATCAGCACCAGTAGGCTCATTCCACATTAGAGATGGTATTGTCGAAGCGACGACGGACAATTTTCCTGCTGGAGGATGGCCTTTCCCTGATGGGGAGCTGGATGTTTACGCGGTTCCTATTGATCGGTTTGATATCGCCCTGGCGGTACTACGCGAGCATAGTAAAAAGTGCGATCGCATAGCGGAATTTTGTCGTATTCGCGGTGATCATGATTCTGAGCGCGTCTACCGTTATTTATGCCTAAATTCGCAGAAGACTATGCAAAATCTCTTTCTTATCAGAGATATGCCTTCACCTCAGATAGAGCAGCGAGGGGCGAAATGATGTCTACGATAAGGACTCCGCTGAAATGGGCTGGTAGCAAGGCGCGAATTATGGAGACATTGCGCCAACACCTACCGGCGGGAGCACGCTTGGTGGAGCCGTTCGCCGGATCCTGTTCGGTGATGATGAATACGGATTACCAGGAGTACCTTGTTGCGGATGTAAACCCTGATTTAATCGGCATGTATCAGCATATTGTGAGGGATGTCGATGGCTTTATTGAGCGAGCAAGACATCTCTTTGAAATGTTTAATAGTGAGGATGGATATCGCGATAGCCGGGATTCATTCAATCACGATAACGATCCTGATTGGCGCGGCCCTCTTTTTTTGTATTTAAACCGTCATTGTTTTAACGGCCTGTGTCGTTATAACCGGAGCGGTCATTTCAATGTGCCATTTGGTCGCTACAAAAAGCCGTACTTCCCAGAGGAAGAAATCCAGGCCTTTGCTGAAAAGGCGTCATGCGCAACTTTCTTATGCTGCCACTATGCAGAAACGCTGAGCATGGTACGTCCGGGTGATGTCGTTTATTGCGATCCGCCATATCTTACTGATTCATGCGAGTTTACCGCTTATCACTCAACGGCGTTTTCACATATTGAACATGGCCAGCTGGCTAGAAAACTGCGTCGGGTGGCGAGTAGTGGAGTGTCGGTGGTGGTATCTAACAGCGACACCGATCTGGTGCGCCATCTCTATCGTGATTTTGAGTGCCATGGTATCACTGCACCGCGCAGCATCGGCGCATCAGCGGGAAGTAAAAAGAATGCGAGAGAGTTGATAATCACGTCACCTCGAGGCGATATCCAATTCGCATTTGATCCCGCGAAACCAGGGACAGACTGTACTGTAATTCATGAGGTGCGGGTATGAGTTACCCCTATGGCTGGAACGTTCCACGTGAAGCCATTGCCAGCCCATATCCAACTTATGAAGAAATACACCGCCGCGATCGAGAGATTGCGGCTTTTCTGCATGCTCAGGATGCCATTAGCCGCCAGTTGGAGTGCGTTCGGTTTCCGGTTCGTCAGGTGTGTGAGCAGTTGGAGCGTAATGGAGACCCGCGGCGAGCCAATGCCTTTTTGATCTCATTCTGCAAAAGGGCATTGCCGCGCATAGAGCAGGTATCAGCGCAATACCGAATCGCCGATATCGATCCGGCTATGGCCGTTAAATTATTCCGTGGCCGCTCGAAAAACGAGAACGTACCGAATACGGCATCGCTGTTGATGGGGTTAGTGTTTCGTTATAACCGCCTGCCTGACATGTCAAAATCGGATATTGAATTGCTGGCCGGTGATATTGCCAACTTTATCCGTAGTGATCTTGCTGTGGAGGATGAGGCATTAGGCAATGCCGGTGAGTTAAAAAATCTGCATGTCCTTTACATGCGTGCTGCCACGATTGCGAATTTATTTCATGTGGAGGCGCCGCTATGGAAGCGGATCACGACTAGCTATGTGATGGCCGACGATATTGGTCCGGCGACTCAGCGCATGATCAATGAGAAATGGTGGCGTGGCCGGCTGCGGCGCGTTGCTGCGGCATGGCGGGAACATCTACAGATCGCCACCGGTAATGTCAGCAAGAAAAAAACGCCCTATGCCAGCCATACGTGTGTAAGCGAATGGCGGGAGCAGCGCCGCCGCATCCGTGAATTTCTGAAAGGAATGGAGCTGGAGGATGAAGACGGAAACCGTATCAGCCTGATCGAAAAATATGATGGTTCAGTGGCAAACCCGGCTATTCGGCGCTGCGAGCTAATGACTCGTATTCGTGGATTCGAAGATATCTGCACGCAGTTGGGATATGTGGGTGAGTTTTACACCATCACCGCACCGTCGAAATATCACGCGACAACCAAGGCAGGATACCGGAACCATAAATGGAGCGGCGCTAGCCCATCGACAACGCAATCCTATCTCACCGGCCTGTGGTCAAAAATCCGCGCCAAGCTTCACCGCGCAGAGTTACGGATATTCGGGATCCGCGTCGCGGAGCCACATCATGACGGGACCCCGCACTGGCACATGCTGATGTTTATGCGCCCAGAGGATGCAGACCGAGTGCGTGAAATTATCCGCAGCTATGCCTGCGCAGAAGATGCGTATGAGCTGGCAAGTGATAAGGCGGCCAAAGCCAGGTTTCATGCGGAAGCTATCGATCCGGAAAAAGGTAGCGCGACCGGCTACGTAGCTAAATACATCTCTAAAAATATCGACGGTTATGCCCTTGATGGTGAAACCGATGATGAAAGCGGTGAGCTACTAAAAGAAACGGCGCCGGCGGTTTCTGCGTGGGCGGCTCGTTGGCATATCCGTCAATTCCAGTTTATCGGCGGTGCGCCGGTGACGGTTTACCGTGAGCTACGCCGCCTATCTGATACAGATACAGCCCACGGCCTCAGCATTGAGTTTGCAGCCGTGCATGATGCGGCCGATGCTGGTCGCTGGGCGGATTATGTCAATGCCCAGGGCGGTCCATTTGTACGCCGTGACGATTTGCAGGTGCGTACCTGGTATGAGTGCGCAGAAACCTATAACCAGTACGGAGAGGAGCAGATCCGCATCCGGGGTGTTTACGACGCTAGCGTCGGTAGCGACGTCCCTATCATCACCCGTGCCACACAATGGAAGATTGTGCCAAAGCGTGCGCAGGATTTGGGGGTTGACGTTAAGGGCGCCACCGCGCCCTCTCGGAGTTCTGTCAATAACTGTACGGGAAGCGAAAGCGATCTGCCGGAGCTGGATTTATCCAAACCGTTGAGTCGAAGTGAAAGGCGGAAGCTAACAGCCAGACTCAGGGACAAAAAACGGGTCACTAGGCGTGATTTTATCCACGGAACGGATAAACAAATTGCAGCCATTGACAGAACAATAGACGAGATTCAGCTCACTACCGGCGAAACCATTAGCCGGGGTGAGGCCCTGCACCTGATAGCCGGTGGCAAAAGTTGCATAAACGGCAAATGGTGCCGTGGTTCATCAACTGGTGAAATTTTCCCGACAGCACCGTCACAGCGAGCGCAGGCCAGACAAATCCTAAATCGAGTCGCGGGGTTAGCGTCAGTTACTAAGTTGAGACTGTAACTAATTCATATCCATATCATGCACATACGTCCTTTTATAGCGTAACTTTTTCTTTCATCTTTTTATCGATACGTGATACTGTGTATTTATACAGCATTCCGTATTGGAGGTTGTGTGGATAGAGAGTTAAACGAGCAAGTCATGATTGAACGGGTCGAGATGATTGCGCGTCTGACGACAGAGGGCGTTTGTCAGGAAAGAGATCGTGAAATTGCTTTGAATTTAATTGCGGAAATTGCGAGAGGGAACTTGATGAAAAACAACTCTTTTTCAGTTTTTTTCGCTCCCGCTCCTGTTGAACAAAGATTAAAAAAAGGGGCGAAGTGAGGGTTAACATCACGTTGGATAAGGATCAAAAAATCGGGCAGCAAGCTGTCGATGCTTTGCAGTGCGAGTTGACCCGACGCGTACAATCAATTTTCCCATCAACGAGAGTGACGGTAAAAAAGGGTCAATGACAGGAGTAGGACTGGTTGGGTTCGACCAGGAGTCAGACCGAGAAGCGTTGGACGGTATCCTTCAGGAAGTTTGGGAAGATGAGAGCTGGCGATAATGTAAGCAAAATGAGAGCCCTGTGGAGTCACATTCATCGACAAGACGTTTGTCTGTTATATCAAGAAAATGGTAAAAGAAAATGAGTTCTATAGTAAAAAGAAGAAGTGGTGGTATGATACAGGATCATTAAATGAACTGTTGGGCATGGTTATCTAAATATGAATGTGGTTGATTTATACTCAGGGGTAGGCGGTTTAAGCTTGGGGGCAACGCGTGCGGGCTTTAATTTAGCTGGGGCCGTTGAAATAGATAAGCATGCTATTTTTTCTCACAAATTAAATTTCCCTGAGTCTGCACATCTCCATAAGGATGTTAGTAAACTTACTGCTCAAGATATTTTATCTGGATGTAATGTCAAAGAAATAGATTGCGTTGTGGGCGGCCCACCATGTCAAGGGTTTAGTTCTATAGGTAAAGGTAATGCTGATGATACAAGAAATGAGTTGTATGTACATTTCTTTCGACTAGTGAGTGAATTGTCTCCAATTTGTTTTTTGGCTGAAAATGTTCCGGGAATTATGAATGAAAAATATAATTCTGTAAGAGAAAAAGCATTTTCATTAGTTAGTGATCGCTACACTTTATTGCATCCGATTAAAGTTAACGCTTCAAATTATGGTGCGCCGACAACTAGGACTCGTATATTCTTTATTGGTTTCAGAAAGGATTATTCAAGCCAGTTAAAGGAGTCTGATTTCTTCCCAAAAAATATTATTGAGCAAACTTTTATTAAAGACGCCTTATACGGCTTGCCGCGAATAATTAAAAAAGAATGGCAAGAAGAATCACAAGGTTGGCGAAAAGTGAAAATGGATAGAAAAGGATATTTCTATGATAGGCTTTGGGGGCATATCCCTGACAGAGTTGGAGATGCCGAATCTTTAAAAAAACTAGAGGATGGTCTGGTATCAGGATTCTTGGGCACAGTCCACTCAGACGAAATAATAAAGAGATATGGCAGTCTTTCTTTTGGTGAAACAGATAAGATTTCAAGATCTCAGCGACTTGATCCTAATGGTTTTTGCCCTACATTGAGGGCCGGAACAGGTAGTGACAAAGGAAGTTATCAAGCTGTCAGGCCAATTCACCCGACGCAAGCACGTGTCATTGCACCCCGGGAAGCTGCTAGGTTGCAAGGTTTTCCCGATTGGTTTCGATTCCATCCTACTAAATGGCATAGTTTTAGACAAATAGGTAATAGCGTTAGTCCATTAGTTTCTGAGGCTATGCTATTACCTATCTATAATTATTGCTTAAGTGTTAAAAAAGAACTTTCGAATACCATGGTACTACCTTGTAGTATTCGATAAAGTTATTAAGGTCTATATTGGCTCCAGCTGTACTGGATCCAATATAGAAGCCTAATTCTTCATGAATATTCTCAACTGTAGCTTCAGGCAATAACGATTCAATATGAATCCTTTCTTTTAAGGACATTGCAGGAACGTTAATATCTTTTGGTTTTCGCCATTCCCCAGCATAAAATGGCCAATTTCTTATTCTCGAGGAATCAATAAATTTAGCTTCCTCTTCGTCTGTATTGTCCAAAACGATTGCCGTTAAAGTGACCATTTGTTGTCCATCTTTATATACGAAAGATGTTAAAGGGTGAATTCTTATATCGTTACGCCCTTTTAAACCATTCCCGACAGCTCGTTTCAATGCATTAATCAGTAATGTAGGATATTTTTTAAATCCGACATCTTCTTCGGTAGTGTCAACTGGCATAAAGCTTTCAGTTAAAATTTCATTTATCTTTCTATATCTATAGGGTCTTGGGTCTCGCTCACCCGGATCTTTGCCTAATGTTTCAGGATGTGCGTTCAATGTGACTTTAAAAATATCTTTTGGTTTTAACTTAGTAATTAAATTAACAATTTCATTCAACTGAGCATTGAGTTCGGAAGGCATTGCATAATCTAGCCAAATTATGGTTTTTTCATCAAAATTATAGCGATTGATGAAATCACCACTCATTTCAGGTTCTTCCCCTAGATCTATGCATGATAGTGGTTTATTAAACTGTTGACGGCGATATACATTTTCATCACCTTCAATAGATATCATCTTATTGACTTTTAAAAGATTATGAACCTGTTTAAAATCTTCAAGGAATGGCCCTCCGAAACCAATATATTCATACTCGGATATATTGGTGTAATTATTCAATCTTCTCAAGGACTCTATAAACAGGTTCCTTTCAATGGCCTTATTTTGCCTTAAATGATATGGGATACTTCCACCGGTGCTCATTGTTTAGCCTTTTTTAAATATTCATCAAAACAATATTGACCAACTTCAGTTGGTGGTTGAGTCGCATCATCAAAGATGAATTCTGAAACTAATTTTATTTCACTAAGTCGACGGCTAAACTTTATCTGACGTAAAGGATCGGTTTCCCGTGGCATCGGGAGTTTTGGTTTAAAAACTTGACCACCGATGGAACGCCGTACTGTCGACCATTTTTCCTGTGGAATTGATTTTGCGAAATCAGTTTCAGTCGTAGATACCATATTCGAAGCAGTGCTTATAAGCTGCTTTCTTTCTTCGTTATTAGCTTTCCATTTATAGGTAAAATCAGTAAAGTATTTGAGTCCCTCTCTCATGAAGTCTTTTGTGGAAAGATATAGTTCTGAATTACCATCAACACCACGTTTAGTTGTCGTTATAGGTAATAGTTCAGCTTTTGAGGATGTAAATATCACAACACCTGAAATACCAATAAATTGGGTGTGATATTGAGGAACACCCGCCTCTCCCCATCCAGTCAATTTTGATTTATCGGCATGAAGAACGACACGGTCATTACAGATGATAGTCCACCCTGCTTTTTCTGTAGTTGAACGACCTGACAATAATTGTTCTTCTTCCTCATCACTTGGCAAATTACGATAGAAACCAACAGCTACCTTTATTGAAACACCATTAGATTCGTTTTTATATATATATGGGGCTATGCCATCCGTATTATCCTTAATAGAACTCTCGTCAAAAATAAGAGTTGTGCTATTTGGCTTTACAACCTTCCCATTAATCTTAACCTCAAAACCTTTCTTGATTATTAAGCTGTAGTGATTAGCAATAATGTTTATTAAATCGCTTTCAAAATCGCGGTCTTTTGATAATGAAGCCTTGATGTCATTTCTTAGATCATTTATGGCAATACTGACACCTGTTTCACTTAAATCTACATCACTTCTCTCAAGATCTAATGACCAATTATTGTCATCAGTCATCCACTCAGGTGATATATTAACTGAGAATTGTTCCGTATCTGTCTTGCTTTTAATTTGAGCTGATGTTCCCATCTTAAATATGGCGCGTTTCATACCAATACCATATACACCAATGGTAGGAAGATCTTCAGCTTCCCTTTCCGAAGGTCTGCCTAATCTAAATGCATAGTTCTCCGCAAGCTCTCCTGGAATGCCACCACAGTTATCAACTATCTTGAAGCAGTTTTCGTCAAACTCAATGTGCGCATGGTAACCATTGTATACGTCTGATTTACCAAAGGTCTGTTCGGGTGTGAAATTGTTCTTCCGTAATACCCCGTCCAAACAGTTATCTAATAAATCCAATATAGAGTCAGACAACTCAATGTCTCGAGTTAGCATTTCCACAAAAAATCTTTTGGCTGGAAAAGCTGTGATTTTAACGTTTGACGAAACCATAATTTATCCCTTTTCCCACTGTTGCCGACATGTTGGGGGCAGTGGCTGCGTGTAGCTCTAGAATGTAACTAAAAATTAAATCAGCATGAGTAATTCTGCATCAAAATGCATGCAAAAAAAAGTTGTCTGTTCACAGTCCAAGATGGGCAACCAGTAAGCACAGCAGGGTAAATGCACCTGCATTAAAATCGACCCACGAAGCGGGCAGGCGAGGCGGGGATAGCATTGCGCGCAACGCGGTAAAATATACCGCGCAGGAGTGCGCCAGCGCGGCGCTGTGCGCTTGGTTGATTTTGTTGGTGTCGTTGGGTGTTATAGGTGTCGCGCTGCGTATGGCGCGTCTGAGGGGATTCTATGCGGTGATGTAAAAAAGCCGCCCGCAGGCGGCATCGGTATTACTCCTCGCTATCGTCTAGGCTGTACTTCTTGAACCGGATCACCTCCTCACCCAGCCACTGGTTAATCTCGGCGATCCGCGCCTGTAGCGGGGTTAGCTCGTTGCGGACAAATACCCGGGCAACTTTCTCGACATCCCCCACGGAGCCGACGTTTTCGGGTTTACCGCCCATCAGTTGGTAGGGGATGCGGTGGGCGTCGAGCAGATCGGCGGCGCTAACTTTCTTGATGTTAAAGAAATCATCCTTGGTGGCCACCTCACTGAGCGGGATGATTTTGATCCCGTCGCCTTTTCCGTTCGGGGCATAAAAAAACAGGTTCTTAAAGTTGCCGAGCCCTTTCGAGTTGCGCATTGCATCGCGCAGCGCTTCCACGTCAGTGGCATTTTGTGCCGGATCGGTAACGTACATGATGTACCCGGCATGTGCTCCGTTTTGATAATACTTCCGGCGGAATAGTGTGGCCGACTCATTCAGCCAGGCGGAGTTAAGCGCGGCCAAGTATTCCGGCATGCCGTAAAGCTCTTGGTTGATATCCGGCTCCATCAGGTGGAAAACCGCCCCGGGGTCAAAGCGGTGCGGCTGAGTGAACGACTGCACGTACCAGTAAACATCCTCTTCAACCCCGCGCCGGGTGTATTTGGCTGGCGACGTCTCCAGGCGTAGCGCTTTACCGGTGACGCTTTGGCGCAGTTCAAAAAAGGCGTTGCCAAACACCAGATAATCCAGAACGAAGCGCGAGAAATCCTGCTGCGATAGCATCGGATGCGGGATGTAGGTACTGGTCAGAATATTGCGCTTCACGTAAATCGGCGAGCTGTGATGTACCGCTGCGCGCAGGCTTTTGGCGAGCCCTGAGAAGCTGACCGGTGGTTCATACCATTTGCCGTTGCTGATGCACTCCACGTAGTCGAGGATGTCGCGCTTATCGAGCACGGCGGTCGGTTCACCGAAGGTAAACGCCATGGCACCGTTGCTCGCCGCGGCGGATTCGGCAACCATTTTTTTAGTCGGACGATTTTTGCGTTTTTTCATCAGTTGATATCCAAAATTGACGATGAGGGGCGGCCGCTGCCGGCGGTCAGGGGTTCGTTTAGCAGGGCGTGCATGGTCGCCCAGGCCAGATCGGCGTGGCTGGCTTCATCACTGCGGCTGGCGTCATAGGTGGTGCTGCGACCGCTGGCGGTCATGGTTTTGCGGATGGCCATAAACGAGGCGGTTACATCGGTGTAGCTGACGTCATATTCCAGGCGTCCGTTAGCGATGGTGTCCTTGGCTTTCAGCACCATGGCGGTTTTTACCTCCGGGTTGTAGCGCAGCTCGCGCGCCGCCGGGTAGAACTCGCGTACCAACTGGAAAACCCCCTGCCCGATCCCCGTGGCATCAATGCCGATGTAATCGACACGGTATTTTTCCGTCAGCGCCCGGATGGCCTCGGCCTGGGTAGAAAAATCCATGCCTTTCCACTGGTGGCGCTCCAGCATGCGGAATTTACCGCCCGGTACCGCAGGCGGCGCCAGTACCACACAGCCCGCACTGTCGCCCGTATGTGAGGGGTCGTACCCAATCCAGACCGGGCGATCAAAGGGATGGTCGGCATAGGGGTTAACGTCCGTCCACGCCTCCAGGGCGTCGACCATACAGCGCTGTAACTCCTCGAACGGGAACACGCTGGCCTTGTCGTCGACGAACTCGCACATAAACAGGTTTTTAAAGTCGTCGGCGCTGTTTTCACGCTTGAGCTGATCGAGGTCGAACAAGGTGCAGCCACCGGCCAGGGCATCCTCGATGGTGACGATTTGCCGCCACTGCCCATCTGCGCACAGCAGACCACCGGCCAGGGCGCTGTGGCTGATGTCGATTTCAATGCGATCGGCGGCGCTGGCGCGTCCCTTGTTGAACAGGTCGCCAGACCAGAACGGGTACGCCCCGTGTGCCAGCGTGGAGGGCGTCGAAAAGTAGGTCGATCGCAGGTGCTTCTGTGAGGCCATGCCGGAGGCAACTTTGCGTAGCTTCTGGAAGTTGGGGATCCAGAAAATCTCATCGACATACAGGTCGCCGTTATGGCTCTGCGCCGTGTTGGAGTTGGTGCCAAGGAAAATCAGCTTTGCCCCGTTGTTGCCGATGACAATCGGGTCACCGGTCAGGTCGACATCGACCAACCGGGCGAACTGAATGATGTATTCACGGAAGACGTAAGCCTGCGTTTTACTGGCCGACAAAAAAATCTGGTTATGGCCGGTTTTTAGGGCACGCAGTAACGCCTCACGGGAGAAGTAGAACGTCGCACCGATCTGGCGCGATTTGAGGATGTCGCGGATACGGTGAGCCAGCCCGGCGCGATACCACTGCAACTGGTATTCGAAAGACTGGTCGAAAAATAATTCCTCCAGTTTTTCGATCGCCTCGTCGCTGAAAAAGTTCTTTTTCGGCTTCTTGCGCTCCCCCTTGTTGCGATTGGCCACGTTGGGATTGAGGTCGGCCTCGTTGCCGGTCTGGCTGTAGCGGTTCACCCGCGCCAGTCGCTCGATCTGGCGCCCGAGCAGGTCAATTTCCTTGTAGTCCGCCCCCTCTTTTTTGTCCTTGAGAACCAGTTGCACCAAGCGTGCCTCGATGCTGTTTTCGATGCGGGTGATCGGCGCCGTGTCCTCCCAGGCGTCGCGCTGCTTCCAGCTCTGCACGGTCGGGCGTTTCTGTTGCAGCATTTCGGCGATCTGCGCGATGGAAAACCCCTGCCAATACAGCAGTGCCGCCTGTCGGCGCGGATCGCGCAATAGTGATGTGTCTGTGGTGATGGTCATGTCATCCCTCGCTCATTCTACGAGGGAAAGGCTACGGAAGCGCCGCGGCTAAAGCCTTAATTGCCTGTTGTGCCAGCGCTAACCCATCCGTCACCGCTGGCGGCTGCGGGGGTGAGTCGGGAAACTAACCCCGACATTCAACTACCAACGCAGGACTGACGATGGCAAAAAAAATTTCTAAGTGGTTCCGCATCGGTGTCGAGGGTGACACCTGCGATGGCCGCGTTATCGATGCCAATGACATCCAACAGATGGCCGAGACCTTTGATCCGCGTGTCTATGGCTGCCGCATCAATCTGGAGCACATCCGCGGCCTGCTGCCGACCGGTGACTTTAAGCGCCTGGGGGATGTGGTGGAGCTCAAGGCCGAGAAAATCGACGATGACAGCGCGCTGAATGGCAAGTGGGCGCTCTACGGCAAGATTGCCCCGACCGATACGCTGGTCGAGTGGGTGCGTGATGGGCAAAAGGTCTACACCTCCATGGAGATCCGCCCCAACTTTGCCAACACCGGCAAAGCCTACCTGGTTGGCCTGGCGGTGACGGATGACCCGGCCAGTCTCGGCACGGAATACCTGGAATTTTGCGCCAATGCCACCGCCAACCCGCTGGCCAATCGCAAGGAGGAGCCGGGCGATCTGTTCTCTGTGGCTTCCCTCGCCGAACTGGAGTTTATCGAGCAGAGCCATGTCCTCGATTCCTTGGCTGACAAGGTGCGCGGCCTGTTCTCGCGTAAAGCCCGGCATGATGACGATCGCTTTGCCGATGTGCATGAGGCCGTCACCACCATTGCCGAACAGGTGCAAAGCAACAGCGATAGCACCGAGCAACGTTTTCAGGCGTTGGAAGAGGTTACCGAAACCCTGCGCGGTGAATTGGCCGAGGAACGCCAACAGGTTACTGCGCTGCGCGCCGCCCTGGACAACACCGAAAACCCAACCCAGTCACGTCGCCAACCGGCTACCGGTGGCAATGGTGAAGACACCCTGTTAACCAACTGCTGATCGGGGCTATGCCGCCGCCCGCCTGGTTGTGGGTTGTATTGGGGTAAAACAACAAGAGAGACACTATGCGCAAGAATACCCGTTTCAAGTTTAATCAGTACCTGACCCGTGTCGCCGAGCTGAATGGCGTGGCCGTCGACGATTTGAAAAATAAATTCGCCGTTGAGCCCTCCGTCACGCAGACGCTGATCACCTCGGTGCAGGACACCTCCGATTTTCTGACCCGCATCAACATGGTGCCGGTCGATGAGCAGGAGGGAGAAAAAATCGGCTTGGGCGTGACCGGCTCTATCGCCAGTACCGCCGATACGGACGGTGGCACAGGCCGCGCGACCGCGGACTTTATGGCGCTGGCCTCCCGCAAATACCGCTGTGAACAGGTCAACTTCGACTTCCATATCCGTTATAACACCCTCGACCTGTGGGCCCGTTATCAAGACTTCCAGCTGCGTTTGCGTGACGCCATCGCCAAGCGCATGGGGCTGGATTACATCATGGCCGGGTTTAACGGAACGTCGCGCGCCGCCACCTCCAACCGCAAGACCAACCCGCTGTTGCAGGATGTGGCTGTCGGCTGGTTGCAGAAGATGCGCAATGAGGCGCCGAAACGTGTCCTGGACAAAATCACCAACACCTCGGGGGAGGTGGTCTCAGCCGTGGTGCGTATCGGTGCCAATGGTGACTATGAGAACCTCGATGCCGCCGTCATGAATGCCACCGATACCCTGCTGGATCCGTGGCATAGCGAGGACCCGGAACTGGTTGTGATCTGTGGTCGCAAGCTGCTGGCCGACAAGTATTTCCCGCTGGTGAATAAGGCGCAGGATAACAGCGAGGCGATGGCGGCAGACGTTATCGTCAGCCAGAAGCGCATCGGTAACCTGCCGGCGGTCCGTGTCCCCTATTTCCCGGACAACGCGCTGATGGTCACCCGACTGGATAACCTCTCCATCTACGTGATGGACAGCAGCCACCGCCGCCACATCGAAGAGAACGCCAAGTTCGATCGGGTCGAAAACTACGAGTCACTGAAAATCGACTATGTGGTCGAGGATTACGGCTGTGCCGCGATGATCGAAAACATCCAGTTTGGCACCTTCCCCGCTAAGCCTGCGGCGGCATCACTGAGTGCGGAACAAGGCGCACCCGTTGAGAACGCAGGGGGCTAAGCCATGTTGAGCCCCGCAGAGTGTCATGTAATGCGGGTCTCGGCCACGTTGGCCGCGCAGCGGGAAAACACCCCGCTGCGCCATGCTAGCGAGTATGAGCAGATGCTCGTCAAACTGGCCGCTGATCGCCGCAAGCTGAAAGGTATCCAATCCGTTGAGACCAAGGCGCTGCATAAGCGCGACATGCTGCCGTTTTATGGGCCGTGGATCAGTGGTGTGTTGGCCGCTGGCCGTGGTGCGCAGGATGACATCGTGATGACCGTCATGCTGTGGCGGTTTGATGTGGATGACATCACCGGCGCCTTGGATATCGCGGAGTATGCCTTACGCCATAACCTGAGAATGCCGGAAAAGCATAGCCGCACGACCGGGTGCGTCGTGGTGGAAGAAACCGCCGCGGCCGCCGCACGTCTACGCGCCGCCGGTGCCGCTTTGTCGATCGATACGCTGGGGCGAGCCATCGCGCTGACGGTAGATCAGGATATGCCCGACAACGTGCGCGCCCGCCTGCATAAAACGGTCGGCCTGTTGTTGCGAGACCAGGGGGATAACGCTGCCGCCTTGGCACAGCTCCAGCGCGCAATGCAGTTGGACGACAACGCCGGGGTGAAAAAGGAAATTCAGGCGCTGGAGCGCGCGCTCCGGCCAAAGCCGGTGAAACAACCGGCTAAGCCAGCCAAGAAAAAGACGGCGGCGCGTCCGCGCAGCGTAACCGGGACACCGGCCAGACGCGGGCGCCCGCCCAAGGTGAAAGCCGCCAGTTAACAGAATGCGCCACGCGCCAGGGCGGCACGCAGGCCAATGCAGGCATGACCTCGCTGTCGGCCTGCGTCCACCGCCCACCCATTCGAGGTTGTCATGACGACAGTGATTATTGACCAAAGCGGGATGCCTGCCGGTGATGCGGTGATCATTCCACCGGACTCGCAGCGTGAACCGGTAATTAAAAACACCTTCTTTTTTCCTGACGTTGAGCCGCGCCGTATCCGTGATCTGATGCGGTTGGAATACACGGTCACCCCTGCCCGTATGCGCGATGCCATTTGTGCCGGTATCGCTGAGGTTAACGCCGAGTTGGTCGAGTTCCGCGAGCGGCAGATGTTGCTGGGGTTCAAGACCCTGGACGCCGTGCCGGCAGAGACCATCGATGGCGAGAGTGTGTGCTGTTTCCACTACCTACGCGCCGTCAGTGCCATGACAGCGGCCTCATTGTATGAGCGCTATCGCGGGTATGACGCCAGCGGTAAGGGGGAGAAAAAGGCCGAGAGTGTCGAGGCGGTGATCGATGAGCTGTGGCGGGATATGCGCTGGTCCGTGTCTCGGTTGCAGGGGCGCCCCCGCTGCATTGTGAGCCAGCTATGAAAGTGATTGCACAACAGGGGGAGACGCTTGATGCCCTGTGCGCCACCTATTACGGCCGCACGCAAGGGGTCGTCGAGGCGGTGCTGGAGGCGAATCCGGGACTGGCCTCGCTCGGCGCCATCCTGCCACACGGTACCGTCGTCGAGTTACCCGAAATTGAGGCGGCGCCAATATCTGAAACCATTAACTTATGGGATTAACGAATGAACGAAACCGATAAGAGTGTGCTCTCGCTGTTTGTGATCGGCGTGATGATCGTCATCGGTAAGGTACTGGTCGGCGGCGAGCCGGTATCCCCGCGGCTGTTCATCGGTCGCTGTCTTTTGGGGGGCTTTGTCTCCATGGTCGCCGGGGTGGCGCTGGTGCAGTTCCCCGACCTGTCGCCGACGGCGGTGAATGGTATCGGCGCCATGTTGGGCATCGCTGGCTATCAGGTAGTGGAGATCCTGATTCAGCGTCGGATTGGCAAAGGGGGCAATGCGGCCAAAGGGGGCAGCGATGAGCGCCATTAATCTGCATCCGAACGTGGCGGCGTTCCTCGATATGATCGCCTTTGCTGAGGGAACGGCGACCCATCCGCTGACGCGTAACCGAGGGTACGACGTGATTGTTACGGGCATGGATGGGGTGCCGGAGGTGTTTACCGACTACAGCGATCACCCGTTTGCGCATGGTCGCCGCGCCAAGGTGTTTAACCGTCGTGGGGAGCGGTCGACGGCCTCTGGACGCTATCAGCAGCTTTACCTGTATTGGCCACACTATAAAAAGCAGCTCGCCCTGCCCGATTTCAGCCCGGAATCGCAGGATAAGTTGGCGATACAGCTGATCTGCGAGCGTCGAGCGCTGGAGGATATCAAGCGCGGCGATATCGAGCGCGCCATCTCCAAGTGTCGGGGCATTTGGGCATCGTTGCCGGGGGCGGGCTACGGTCAGCGAGAGCACGCACTCGACACGCTGGTTAGCGTATACCACCAGGCTGGCGGGGTGGTGGCATGACGTGGCGCCTAACCCTGCTCCTGATTGTCATGTCGCTAGCGCTCGGGGCAGCGCTGTGGCTGCGCCATGAAAACAGCAACCTACGACGGGGATTTGATACGGCCAATAAAGTGGCATCCGCGCAAAAAACGCAGATTACCATGTTGAAAAATCAGCTAAGTACGGCCTCCGCCGTGAGCCGCAGGCAAGAGCGGGATCAGGTTGTCCTGCGCCAGCAGCTCGATGCCGCCAACACCCTCGCCACCCACCGAAATAAAACCATCACGAGGCTACTCAATGAAAATGAGACCTTGCGTTCGTGGTGGCGGGCTGCTCTGCCTGATGTGGTTGTCCGGCTGCACACCCGCCCCGCATTCGATAACCCCGACGATTATTTACAGTGGCTGTCCCGCCGTGAGCAGTTGCCGGATACCGGGGAGCCACCCGACCAGCAACGGCGATCTGAGTGACGATAATCGACAGTTAGAGGCCGCGCTGGTGCGGTGCGCACTACAAGTGGAGACCGTCAAACACTGTCAGGAGGAGTTGCGTGCTAAAGCCGAACAGTCTGAAACAGGCGCTCTATAAGGCGTTGCCGGTACTGGCCGAAAACCCGGATATGATGCAGATCTTTATCGATGAGGGGGTGATCGCCGCCACGCTGGCGCCATCGCTCTCCTTTGAGAACCGGTACACATTGAATGTGCTGATCCTGGACTATCGCGGCGACATAAATCTGGTTCTGGTACCGCTGGCGGCATGGCTGCGGGAGAATCAGCCCGATATCTTCACGACAGGCGACGGGAAGGGATTCACCTATATCAGCGACATCAATACCGGCGACAGCCAGGATTTAAGTATCAGTCTAAAGCTGACCGAGCGCACCCTGGTACAACAGGAGGGCGCCCGTTTGTATGTGCGCAATGTGGGCGAGCCGCCCGAACCGGAGCCCGTCGAGCGGCCGAAGGAGCTCTACATCAACGGCGAGTTAGTGAGTCAGTGGCATGAGTGAGTTCTCACCCTTTAACGACACCCTCGCGGGGTTGATCGCTACCCTGACCGCCACTGAGCGGCGCAAGATGGCGGCGGAGATTGCCCGTCGGCTGCGAGCCAGCCAACAGCGTCGCATCAGGGCGCAGCAGGCGCCAGACGGAACGCCCTACACGGCGCGCAAACCTCAACAGGTAAGGGGAAAGCGCGGGCGGGTGCGCCGGGCAATGTTCGCCAAGCTGCGCACCAATCGCTACATGCTGGCAAAGGCGGATCCTGATGCGGCCACGGTGACGTTTGCCGGACGGGTCCAGCGCATTGCGCAGGTTCATCAGTACGGTCTGAAAGACAAGCCAAACCACCACAGTGCGGAAGTGCAGTATGAGGCTCGCCCATTGCTGGGCTTTACCGACGAGGACAAAAAAATTGTTGAAGAGGTGCTCCTCTCCCATCTGAAAAACTAGCTGTTGTCCCACCGCTCACCCATCACCAACAAATTGCCGCTGACGCCCTGCCAGCGGCATTCTTTCATCATGAAACTACAAGCCAACATCACAGAGATACTGCGCTTACTGCGCAACCTGATCCGCACAGGGGTGATCGTCGAGGTCAACACCAGGTCGGGGCTGTGCCGGGTACAAACCGGGGGCGTCAAAACAGACTGGTTGCAGTGGTTGACGCTGCGCGCCGGGAGCGCGCGCACCTGGTGGGCGCCCTCCGTCGGTGAGCAGGTAATCCTGCTGGCCGTAGGGGGTGAACTGGATACCGCCTTTGTGCTGCCGGCCATTTACTCCGATGAACACCCGGCGCCATCGGACTCTGAACAGGCATGGCGTGTTGATTTTCCCGATGGTGCAGTCATCGAGTACGAGCCCAAAACCGGTGCGCTAACGGCCGGCGGGATCCAGACCGCCGCCATCACGGCATCCACATCGATTACGGCCACCGTGCCGCTGGTCACCGTGAAAGCGGAGACCCGCATTTTGCTGGATACGCCCGAGGTGGTGTGTACCAACAAACTGACAACCGGAACGTTGGAGGTGCAAAAAGGCGGGACGATGCGCGGCGATATTGAACATGGCGGTGGCGCATTTACCTCCAACGGGGTGCAGGTGGATAAACACGGTCATGGCGGTGTGCAATCGGGGGGAAGTTGGACGGAGGGGACACAATGACTGCGCGTTATGTCGGCATGAGCCAGGCGTCGGGGCTTTCACTGGAGGATGCCGCGCATATCAGACAGAGTGTGCGCGACATCCTCATCACGCCGATCGGCTCACGCATCATGCGCCGGGAGTATGGCTCCTTGTTGTCGGCGCTAATTGACCAACCGCAAAGCCCGGCATTACGCCTGCAAATTATGGCCGCCTGCTACATGGCCATCTTGCGTTGGGAGCCGCGTGTACACCTGACGGCTATCCGTTTTGAACAATCGCCCACCGGCGGGTTGTTTGTCGATATCACTGGCGTCAGCGCCCTGACCGGGGGCGGCGCTTTCTCATTAACCGTGCCATTGAGTTGATACGATGCCGATCATTGACCTGAGCCAACTGCCCGCCCCTGACGTGATCGAGGAGCTGGACTATGAAAGCCTGCTGGCAGAGCGCAAGACGACGCTGATTTCGCTGTATCCCGAAGAGCAACGTGATGCCATCGCACATACCTTGACGCTGGAGTCAGAGCCGATCGTCAAGCTGCTGGAGGAAAATGCCTACCGTGAATTGCTGCTGCGCCAGCGGGTAAACGAAGCGGCGCGGGCGGTGATGTTGGCCTATTCCGCTGATAGCGATCTGGATGCGTTGACGGCAAATTTAAACACTGAGCGCCTGACGATTGTGCCTGCCGACGAGACAACCCTACCGCCGACACCGGCAGTGATGGAGCATGACGATGATTTGCGCCTGCGGGCGCAGCAGGCATTTGAGGGGTTAAGTGTGGCGGGACCGGTTGGCGCCTATGAATATCATGGCCGCAGCGCCGACGGCCGGGTCGCCGATGTTTCGGTCGATAGCCCGGCGCCGGCCCGTGTCACGATTGCGGTGCTGTCACGCGAGGGGAATGGTACGGCGAGTGAGGAGCTACTCGCTATCGTAGCCAAGGCGCTAAACGGTGAGGATGTGCGACCTGTCGCCGATCGCGTAACCGTAAAGTCCGCCACTATCGTGCCCTACCAGATTAACGCCACCCTATACCTCTACCCGGGGCCGGAAGCGGAGCCTATTCGCCAGGCGGCAGAGGCCAAGCTCAAGGCCTACATTAACGCTCAGCACCGCCTTGGGCGAGACATCCGCCTGTCGGCAATTTACGCTGCGCTGCACGTGGAGGGGGTACAGCGTGTGGCGCTGGCCAGTCCAGCGGCTGATATCGTGTTGGATAAGAGCCAGGCCTCATATTGTAGCGCCTATCAGCTGACCATTGGGGGGACGGATGAATAACGATCGCCTGTTACCAATGGGGTCATCGGTGCTGGAGTTGGCCGCGGCCAAAGCCTGTGCCGAGCTGGCGCGCGTTCCGGTGCCATTGCGTACCCTGTGGAACTGGCGCACCTGCCCCGTTAATTTGCTGCCCTATTTAGCCTGGGCGTTCTCGGTTGATCGGTGGAATGAGCACTGGCCGGAGGAAACCAAGCGCAACGTGGTGGCGGTGGCGCACTTTGTTCACCGTCACAAGGGGACGATTGGCGCTATCCGGCGTGTCGTGGAGCCGCTTGGCTATCTGATTGAGGTGCGCGAATGGTTCCAGCTCAACGAAACGCCGGGCACATTCCGCCTTGTCATTGGTGTGCTGGAGACCGGGATCACCGAGGAGATGTATCGGGAGCTTGAGCGCCTGATTGCCGATGCCAAACCGGCTAGTCGACACCTGACCGGCCTTACCATCAGTTTGACGAGTAGCGGGCGGGGCTATGTGGGCGCCTCTTGCTACGACGGGGATGCACTAACCGTGTATCCCTACACGCCGGAGCTGATCGAGGTGGGTGGTCATTACTATCCGGCCTCGGCCATTCACCTGATTGATAATCTGAGAGTAACTGCATGAGCGCGAAATATCTTGCCATTCTGACTAATCTGGGCGCCGCGAAAATGGCTAACGCGACGATGCTTGGGGCAAAACTTAACGTGACCCATATGGCCGTCGGGGATGGCGGCGGGACGCTGCCAACACCAGACCCAGCGCAAACCGCGCTGCGGGGCGAGCGCCGTCGCGCATCGTTGAACATGTTGAGCGTTGACCCTAACAATGCCAGCCAGATCATCGCCGAGCAGGTCATCCCAGAGACTGAGGGAGGATGGTGGATCCGAGAGATTGGCCTCTATGATAGCGATGGAGTCCTGATTGCCGTCGCCAATTGCCCGGAGACCTATAAACCTCAGCTACAGGAGGGAAGTGGCCGCACCCAGACCATTCGAATGGTGCTGACTGTCTCCAGCACCGAGGCAGTGACGCTAAAGATTGATCCAGCTGTCGTGCTGGCCACGCGCCAGTATGTCGATGATAAGGTCATCGAGGGGCGCAGCTATATTGATAGACATCTGGATGAGCATGCGCGATCACGCAATCACCCAGATGCGACAACAGCCGCCAAAGGCTTTGTACAGCTGAGCAGCGACGATAATAGTGCAGCGGAGGACAAGGCGGCAACGCCTGCCGCAGTTAAAAAAATACGGGTGTTAGCCGAGACTAAGGCGCCACTCAATAGCCCATCGCTTGCAGGAGCGCCGACCACGCCGACCCCACCAATGGGAGCTAGCGGATTAGAGATTGCCAACGCGGAATTCGTTGCGAGAAAAGTCGCGGCGCTCATCGGCTCGGCGCCGGGGGTATTGGATACGCTACAAGAGATTGCCGCTGCGCTGAATAATAACCCGGATTTTGCCAACGAAATGATCAGGCAGTTGGCAGGAAAACAGCCGATTGATGAGGTGCTGACGGCACTATCTGGCCTGGCTACAGGAGAAGGAAAACTCCCGTATTTTACCGGAAAAGGAAGTGCGAGCCTGGCTGACTTTACCAAGATTGGCCGTGATATTGCTGGTGCGGGGACGATTGAAGATATTATCTATTATCTTGGCCTTGGCAACGCGGCCAAAAAAAACATTGGCACAACGGCGGGAACCGTTGCAGCTGGTGACGATCTGCGACTGGCTAAAGCCTTTGTTCGCTTTTCGGCTACAGCAGGCACGATTCAAATACAAAAATCACTGAACGTGACATCGGTCCGTCGAGATGGCGCGGGGTTATATAGGTTATTTTTTTCAACCCCTATGCCATCTGCAGATTATGTGGCTGTAGGGACGTGTGGTGGTACGGCTGCAGATGGCGGATTTGATAACTTTGTTCTGGTCAGCAAGACGGATTCGATGTTCTGCGACTTTAACTGCTATGACCGCCAGGACGGGCAAAGTCAGGACGCCAACCTGATTTCCATGCTGTTTTTTTAGGGGGTGCAAATGGTTATTATCCATGAATCGCAGAGCGGCGGTGTTTTTGTTATTTACCCTGCCTCGCCAGATGCGGACATGAATTCGGTTGCTAATAAATGTGTGCCGACTGGAGTTGCTTTTAAAATTGTTGACCCAAAAATACTACCCGATGCACCACAATATGCCTGGCAATGGAATGATGGTGGAGACATAACCGTCAATACCGTAATGATTAATAAGGCGGTGCGTACCAAGCTTATTTCAGAGGCTAACCAATATATTTCAGATGCCCACTGGCCGAGTAAGCTGGCATTGAATCGTCTGTCTGGCATGGAGCGGAGTGAATTTAACCAATGGTTGGATTATATCGACGCGTTAAATGGGGTGGATCCTGCTAATCCAGCGTGGCCACCAAAGCCAAAGCAGGAATGATAAAGTGACTAAGCCATGTCAATGTAAAGGCTGCCAATGGCGTAGCCGGGGGTGGCCGGGATACATCCCCTGCTCAGGTGCCAAAGTTGGTAGAGAACTACCACCACATAAAAAACGATGACACCAAAGGCGCCCCAGCATGGGGCGCTTTATTATCCGGTTGTGCCACCGCCCACCCATCCGCCATTGCTCGCCCCGCCTGTAACTGCATCAGAAAATAACCGCACCTATCCACGATGGAGTAAATCCGATGAGTGATTTTCACCATGGCGTGCAGGTGCTCGAAATTAACGACGGCACCCGCGTCATTTCAACGGTCTCGACGGCCATTATCGGCATGGTCTGTACGGCCAGTGATGCGGACGCCACCGCATTTCCGCTTAATGTGCCGGTGCTGATCACCGATGTGCAGGGCGCTATCGGCAAGGCGGGGACAAAGGGGACTCTCGCCGCGGCGTTGCAGGCTATCGCCGACCAGTCCAAGCCGGTCGCGGTGGTGGTGCGTGTCGCTGACGGTGAAGGCAGCACCGAAGAGGAGAAGCTGGCGGCCACCGTCAGTAATGTGATCGGTACGACGGACGAAAACGGGAAATACACCGGCATGAAAGCACTGTTGGATGCGGCGGTGGTGACCGGGGTCAAGCCGCGTATTCTCGGCGTGCCGGGGCTTGATACACAGGCTGTCGCCACGGCGTTGGGTGCCATCTGCCAGAAGCTACGCGCCTTTGGTTATGTCAGCGCCTGGGGCTGCAAGAGTATTTCAGAGGCGATCGCCTACCGCAAAAACTTCAACCAGCGCGAACTGATGGTTATCTGGCCCGATTTTCTCGCCTGGGACACCAAGGCCAACGCGGCGACCACCGCCTGGGCGACGGCGCGAGCGCTGGGGCTGCGGGCGCATATCGACCAAACGATCGGCTGGCATAAAACGCTGTCCAACGTCGGGGTGAATGGCGTCACCGGCATCAGCGCATCGGTGTATTGGGACTTGCAGGCGCCGGGAACGGATGCGGACCTGCTGAATGAGGCTGGCGTTACCACGCTGGTGCGCAAGGATGGTTTCCGCTTCTGGGGTAACCGTTGTTGCTCGGATGATCCGCTGTTCCTGTTTGAGAACTACACCCGCACCGCCCAGGTACTGGCCGATACCATGGCAGCGGCGCACATGTGGGCGGTAGATAAACCGGTTACCCCGACGCTGATTAAAGACATCGTTGAGGGGATCCGCGCGAAGTTCCGCGACCTGAAATCAAATGGCTACATCATCGACGGCGACGCCTGGTTCGATGAGGCGGCCAACAGCAAAGAAACACTCAAGGCTGGCAAGCTGTATATCGATTACGACTATACGCCGGTGCCGCCGCTGGAAAACCTGACCCTACGCCAACGCATCACCGATAAATACCTGGTGAATCTGGCGCAGTCGGTCAACAGCTAAGGAGCCTGCACCATGGCATTACCCCGCAAACTGAAATTCCTGAACCTGTTCAATGACGGCCTGAGTTATATGGGGGTGGCGAAGTCGGTCACGCTGCCGAAACTGACCCGCAAGCTGGAGAACTACCGCGGAGGCGGTATGAATGGCGCAGCGCCGGTCGATTTGGGGCTGGACGATGATGCGCTGGTTGTCGAGTGGACAATGGGCGGCTTACCGGATGAAACCCTATGGTCACAGTATGCCGCCCCGAGTGCTAGCGCAGTCCCGCTGCGCTTTGCTGGCTCTTATCAGCGTGACGACACTGGCGACATTGTAGCGGTCGAGGTGGTCATGCGCGGCCGCCATAAGGAGATCGACGCCGGCGACGCCAAGCAGGGTGAAGATACCGAGGTAAAAATCAGCACCCAATGCACCTATTACAAGCTGACCATCGACGGCAAGGACATGATCGAGATCGACACCATCAACATGGTGGAAAAGGTCGGCGGCATTGACCGTCTGGAACAGCACCGCCGTAATATCGGCCTGTAATCACCCGCGGTCGGGATAACCGGCCGCCATTTTATCCGTGACGAATAAGAGAGAATCACCATGGCAAAAGAGAAAACCGTGACCGAGCTGGCGCAAGAAGCACCGAACACCATCACCCTGAAACACCCGGTGAAACGTGCCGGGCAGACCATCGAACAGGTCACCCTCATCACCCCGAATACCGGACACCTGCGCGGGCTGTCGCTGGCTGCGGTCGCCTCTGCTGAGGTTGATGCGCTGATCAAGTTGCTACCTCGCATGACCATGCCCAGCCTTACCGAACAGGAGGTGGCCTCCCTGTCGCTGCCTGATATGACCGCCATCACGGCCAAGGTGATTAATTTTTTCGGCTAGAGCTGGGGACGCTAGACATTCCGCACGACATGTCGGTCGATGATCTGATGGCGGATATCGCGGTGATTTTTCACTGGCCGCCATCAGAACTGTATCCCATGAGCCTGGCCGAGCTTATCTCCTGGCGCGGTAAGGCGCTCACCCGAAGCGGACAAACCACCGATGAGTAATAACGTAAAGATTGAGGTGTTGCTCAAAGCCATTGACCAGGCCACGCGCCCGTTTAAGCACATTCAGGGCGCGGGGAAATCGCTGTCGGCGGATCTGCGCGGCACGCAGCAAACACTCCGCGAGCTGAATAATCAGGCGGGGAAAATTGAGGGATTTCGTAAAACCAGCGCCCAGCTCGCTGTAACCGGCCAAGCCTTAAAAAAGGCCAAGCAAGAGGCTGAATCGCTGGCAATGCAGTTTAGAAATAACGCCAACCCAACCCAAGCCCAGATTAAGGCGCTTGAGGCATCCAAGCGCGCCGCGTCGGAGTTGCAGCAGAAGTACAACGGGCTCAGGGTGTCGGTTCAGCGCCAACGTTCAGAGCTAATGCAGGCTGGCGTCAATACCCGCACCCTATCGGCGGATGAACGTCGCCTGAAAAACTCCATCAGCGAGACAACTCTACAGCTTAACCGTCAGCGTGATGCACTGGCGCGCGTCAGTGCGCAGCAGGCGCGTCTGAATGCGGTAAAGCGACGGTATCAGGCAGGAAAGGAAATTGCCGGAACGGCTGGTGCAGTCGGCGCCGCCGGGGTTGGTATTGCTACGTCCGGCACCATGGCGGGTGTCGCCATTTTGAAACCGGGGTATGACTTTGCGCAGAAAAACTCAGAGCTACAGGCTGTGCTCGGGGTTGGCAAACAATCGCCGGAGATGCAGGCACTACGCAAACAGGCGCGCCAGTTAGGAGATAACACTGCCGCATCCGCTGACGATGCCGCTGGGGCACAAATCATCATCGCTAAAGCGGGTGGGGATGCTGCCGCTATTCAGGCTGCGACGCCGGTAACGCTGGAGATGGCGCTAGCAAACCGGCGCACCATGGAGGAAAACGCCGCGCTGTTGATGGGAATGCGGTCTGCGTTTCAGCTCGCCAACGATAAGGTTGCACATATTGGCGATGTGCTATCGACCGTTATGAACAAAACGGCGGTAAATTTTGAAGAGCTTAGCGATGCTTTGACCTATGTCGCACCTGTGGCTAAAAACGCGGGGGTCAGTATCGAGGAGACTGCCGCTATGGTGGGTGCGCTGCACGATGCCAAGATAACCGGGTCAATGGCAGGTACCGGGAGCCGCGCAGTGCTGAGTCGCTTGCAGGCGCCGGTGGGACAAGCGTTTGCCGCCTTAAAAGAACTGGGCGTTAAGACGATGGACAGTAAAGGGAATACTCGTCCAATTTTTACCATTCTTAGGGAAATTCAGGCTAGCTTTAGGCGCCATAAACTTGGGTCAGGACAGCGGGCCGAATACATGAAGGTGATATTCGGCGAAGAGGCCAGCTCTGCGGCAAACGTATTGCTTACAGATGCGACCAGCGGAAAGCTTGATCAACTAGCGACAACTCTGAAAGCCTCGGATGGGAAGACGGCGCAGCTAGTCGCAGTTATGCAGGATAACCTTGGTGGGGACTTTAAGGAGTTTCAGTCAGCCTATGAGGCAGTAGGGACGGACCTGTTTGACCAGCAGGAAAGCTCGTTGCGAAAGTTGCTCCAAACAACCACAAAATATGTGTTGCGCCTCGACGCGTGGATCCAGAAAAACCAAGGGATGGCACGCTCAATTCTCGCTATTGGTGGCGCGGCATTAGGCGTTATCGCCTTGGTGGGCGCGATTGGGTTGGTGGCCTGGCCGGTGATTGCTGGTATTAACGCCATCATCGCCGCTGCGGGGGCGCTGAGTGTAGCCTTTAGCGTTGCGGGCGGAGCCATTGGAACAGCGCTGGCCGCCATATCATTACCGATGGTGGCGCTGGGAGCGGCTATCGTAGCTGGCGCGCTACTGGTACGTAAATACTGGGAGCCGATTAGCGCCTTTTTCGGCGGTGTAATTGACGGGATGCGAGAAGCATTCGCACCAGTAGCGGAAATTTTCTCACCGCTAACTCCAATGTTCGACATGTTGGGAGAGAAGCTTAAAGCCGTATGGACATGGTTTAGTGATCTAATTGCTCCGGTTAAAGCTAGCCAAGAAGCGCTAGACACATGTCGGAATGCGGGGCAGTTATTCGGGCAATCGCTGGCAGATGCCATCCTGGCGCCGATTTATGCTATCGATAAGCTACGAAGTGGGATCGATTGGGTGCTGGAAAAATTGGGGGTTATCGATAGCAAATCCAGTGATCTGGATAAGGCCGCGGAAAAGGCCAATGTCTATGCCACTGGTGCGAACGGTCGAGGCTACTCACCGACAGGTGGCATTTTAACCGGTGGATATCAACCAGTAAGTGCTCCAACGGGTAGCAGTTATATTGACCAGAGCCAACACCACTATGAGATTCCGGTTAACGGTGCCAGCAACCCGATCGATGTGCAACGCCAGATTAGAGAGGGATTGCAGGCAGAGCAGCGGGAACGCCGAGCCCGCCTACGCTCCAATATGAATATCGATTATTAGGAGAGCACGCGATGATGCTGACGTTGGGGATGTTTGTATTTCAGCTACAGACCACGCCATATCAAAGTCTACAGCGTGATGTTGATTACCGTTATCCAAGTAATAGCCGCGTCGGTAAGCGGCCGGCGATACAGTTTCTTGGGGTCAATGAAGAGCGGATCACATTATCAGGCGTCTTGTTGCCGGAGATAACCGGCGGACGCCTTTCCATGCTGACGTTAGATGCCATGGCGGCAGAGGGTAGAGCGTGGCCACTTATCGGTGGTGATGGCACGATTTTTGGGATGTTTGTTGCCTCCTCGATCCATGAAACCAGAACCGTTTTTTTTGCTGATGGCGCTCCGCGGCGTATTGAGTTTTCTCTGACGCTGACTCGAGTGGATGAGTCATTCGTGACGATGTTTGGCGATCTGAAAAAACAGGCAGAGGGCATGATTGGGAATGCGGCAGCAGCGGCCAATAAGATGGTGGCAAACATTGAGGGGCTTTTTTGATGCTTACCGGATTAACGCTTGATGCGGGGGCCAGCTTGGCACCGGCAATCATGTTGACGTTGGGAGGAAAGGACATCACCCGCAATATTGCTGATCGCCTGATCAGCCTGGTGCATACGGATAACCGAGGGTTTGAGGCTGACAGGGTAGATATCGAGCTGGATGATAGTGATGGGTTAATCGATCTACCGCTGCGCGGTGCGGTATTGACACTGTTTATCGGCTGGAGTGGGCACGGGTTGATCGGCAAGGGGGATTTTACTGTCGATGAAATCGAGCATAGAGGGGCGCCGGATACGCTTACTATTCGGGCGCGTAGTGCTGATTTCAGGGGCTCGTTGAACAGTCGGCGCGAGATGTCATATCACGATACGACGCTCGGCGATATTGTCACGACTGTCGCACAGCGTAACAAGCTGCAAGCCGCAGTGGCGGAAGGGTTACGGGGGATAAAAATACCTCATATAGACCAGTCACAGGAGTCAGATGCCTGCTTTCTGGCACGCCTAGCGGAGAGAAATGGCGCCGAGGTATCAGTTAAGGCGGGCAAGCTTTTATTTTTGAAAGCGGGATCCAATATAACGGCCAGTGGAAAACCGATCCCCTCCGTGGTTATTGAGCGAACTGATGGTGACCGGCATCAGTTTGCGATTGCTGATAGAGCGGCATACACGGGCGTAACGGCGCGGTGGCTACATACGAGTGACCCTAAAGAGCAAGAGAAGAAGGTGAAGCTCAAGCGTAAACCAAAAGAGAAGCATCTGCGCGCGTTAGAGCACCCAAAAGCGAAGCCAGAGGCCAAGAAAAAGAAGAAAGAAAAGGAGGCTCGCGAGGGGGAGTATATGGCCGGTGATCCTGATAACGTCTTGGCGCTGACGACGGTTTACTCAACCAAGGCTCAAGCCCAGCGAGCAGCTCAGGCAAAGTGGGACAAGCTACAGCGCGGAGTGGCTGAGTTCTCTATAACCCTAGCAATGGGAAGGCCGGATCTTTACCCAGATGCACCGGCTCGCGTATCGGGGTTTAAGTCAGTTATCGATGAGCAAGGATGGACAATCACAAAAGTGGTGAACAGCATCAGTGATGCTGGCTATACAACGTCGCTAGAGCTGGAGGTTAAACTATCTGATGTAGAGTACGTTGAAGATGATTAG